CAGAGCCCGCTCAATCGTTGGATCGAACCGACGGTCCCGTAGCTCCCGCTTCAGGGCCTCGGCCGAATTGGCTTCCAGCAAGTCGCGGTAGGCCTCTACCGATTGAAGTTGGGTACGGGTCAACCCAATGGCATCCCGGAACGCGCGGGCCGCCTCCAGCGGACCCTCTCCACGCTGGAAGGCAGTGGCCATCGCGTAACGGGTCGCATCCCGTTGGGCCGTGTCGAACTGCTGGACGAAGCGCAGGCGGGTCGTACGCATAAGGCGCGCGGCCCGATCGTCGGAGGGATCAAAGTTCAGTGCCACACTCCGATGCGGGACAGCCTTCGCTATGCGAGCTCGCCGTCCGGCCGGGACTTGGCGTGTCATCTCCTGATGCGCGCACTGGACGAAGGAGCGTGGGATCACCCCGCTCAGGGCTACAATATGATCTCCAACAATCTTTTGCGCTCCGGTGATATTTCCCTGATCCAGGAGCGCTTTAATGTCACGCTGCGTAGACCCTGCCCGGACGTTGACCATGAACTGTGCGAGCGCAGTATAAATACTACGCTCACAGTGCGCCAACGGATCTAGGCTCTGGGCTTTGCTAAACTGCAGTACAGTCATTTTCCAGCAACCATTTAGTGGTCGGGGTGCCTAGCTGCTCCTGGGTCCAGCCTGACATCGAACGCACCCGACCTAGTAACTTATGTAAATCCCTACGCCATATCTCTCGGTGGATCAAAGCTTCCTTCCAAGGCAATTTAGTATCATACTGCCCATAGTCCCCATCCATGGGCACTCCCGCTAGGACCACGCGATGGGCCCCTAGTTCAAAGGCCACCATCACAGCAATCAGTCCCGACGATCCACCCTCCTGGCGGACGAACCGGACGGGGTAGGCGGCCCCAAGGCGTACCGACTGTGAGCCGCGATAGACTGATGACCAATAGACTCGCGCTGGGGGAAGACCCTTGCGGGAACGCGCGGCGGCCCACTCCGGGAATACGCTGTGGTGAAAGCTCACCCAGTGATCCAGTGGACCCGAATAGTCTACGGCAGCAGAACCTACCCCGATTATACAATCAAACGCTGCTAGCTTTTGCGCCGCAGCCATCTCATCCCACACCCCACGCCCGCGCCCGAAGACCAGCGCTTTCATGCAGCGGGCTTCAGGCGCTGTACCTTAAGCACCGTGAGGAGGGAAATCTGATCCACCAGGAACACCCACACCGGGGTGGGCGCAAAATCAATCAAGCGATCGTGAGCAGCCTGAAAGAACGCCGTAGCTTCTTCAAGCTCAGTATCGTTAAGCTCCGAGAACGGTTTGCCGGCCCACATGGAGATCATGATACCAATTTAGATGCTACCGCACGCGCTGAGACCCTAACGACGTTTTCTTGCTTTTGCTTATACACTAGGTCAGCATTACCGCATGTACCCTGGATCACTATACCCGTAAAGCCCCTTATCACAGAAATAGATGCGCTGATTTTCTAAGTTCAGAACGCCACAAATCCGCATAGGGAGCCGTCTCATATCCCGGTAGATCGGGCGTTCCCTCCGTATAGTGAGCAATCTTAGGCGGGATGTCGGTAGGTGTGTCGGTTCCTACCAGGAAATTATATTCTGATGGTAGGGCTCCAATATCCTTATCCTCCAGCCAGCAGAACTGATGGAGGTGTAGCCCCCGTGCGGAATTAACCAAATGCGTAGTCAATGATTTATTAGCCGGATGGTCACAGTTGAATAAGCAGACTGACGACCAATTCTTGCGGAAGTAGGTAGACTGCAACTGCCCACCCATCTTGGTAGTATTATTGGGGTCGTGGTTATGCTGAACACACATCACGGCGTAGCGATCGTCCGCAAGGTCAAACAAATCTGCCAGGTCCGATAATACCAGCATGTCGCAATCTAGAAACAATGCCCAACCTTTCCCAGCAAGCGTAGGTACCAGGAAGCGGGAGATAGCAAATTCGGTGGACATAGGATGTTCGGAAATAGTATCAAGTAACCGACCGTTATTAAAGATTGTGGGGCGGGTATAGAGGCCTGAACGCCGTAGGTCATCTAGCTCCAACCCCACAATACTTATCCGGCGGGATAGGTGACGACGTATAGAGCTCACCGTCACCAAGAAGGCCGCAGCCTCCCGAGGATCAAAGCCAACAAAGATCGATTCTCGCATCTACTCCAACCGCTGATGCCGGAACACCCAGTCATTACGAATACCTCCCACCTTGGTGAAGCCCAAGGCCCCCAGGAATTTTACAGCTGCCATAACACCGCCGTAGCGTGGAGGCACAAACTCCTTACATTCTAGCAACACCACCGGACGGCAGCGCCGTAGGGTTTGTACGCCCCCTTGTAATACTCCGATTTCGTATCCTTCCACGTCAATCTTGAGAAAATCCAGCACCTTAAGCCCGAAGCTATCCAACGTAGATACCTTAACACTACCTTCCCCCTTAATTCCACGCAGGATACGCGCACCCGTGTTACCCTGACGGGTGGGGTCGTTATCCAACCGCCCGTAACCTCCATAAGCCCCTATCGCCGACTGGCTTAGGGAAATGTTGGCGTAGCTCTCACAATTCTTGGATAGACACTCGTAGGTGTCGGGGGCGGGCTCGAAGGCGTAGACCTGCTTGAAATCCCTGGCCAGCCTAACCGTCCAGGTACCGATGTGTGCCCCCACATCCATCGCAACGTCGAACTTCTCCACGAACGTAAGAGCACACTCTAGATGGTCGATCTCAAAGCCCTCGGGCGTGCGCTCGAGCAAGGGCCCAAAGTAGTTGTCCGCTGCCGGTAGGTACCACTGTCCCACGATCTTCATAGGTCCCTCAATGCCCAACTTGACCTTTTGCCACATTAACCGTCTCCATTAGTAGCTGAATCAAATCGGATGCTGCCTTCTCCGAGAATGACACCTCCACCCCCTGTTGTGTCTCTCGGTTGCTGAAGCCCAGGATGATAACCTGGCCCCGCACACTGGCCTGTACCTGTAGAGGGGGGTCTATGATCCGGCCCACAACCAGATCAACGGACAAACCGACGTTTAGTGCAGGATTAGACATTATGTGCTCCTCTATTGCCAGTAGGTGATCTTCTTATGGACTACCTGCTCGACGGCTACGCTGCGACCGAGCTTCTTCCGCTTGCCCTTACAGTGGTCCATGTACTTACCGAGCTCGGAGTTGATAAACGGATGCGACTGGGAGCGGTGCGGAATATGGTGGGTAGGAGTGTTAAGTAGCTTACGTACGTAATCGAACACCCAGGAGTCATGCCATTCGTCTAGGGCGAACACAGCATCCGTTGCGTAGAGATCCGCAAAGGTAGTAATAAACGGACGGCAAGCCACGTGGTTCAAGTTGTAACCTACGAAGCCACACTCAGAGTGATAACCCGGGCGCGCGAGGCAGGAGATTGCTGCATCCCACGGCAGGAGCGTGGTGGCTAAATCAGCAGGCACCGGGGCGAAGGTTATCACGTCAGCGTCCACCCAGAGCAGGCGACCGCTATCCAGCCGACCAGCAGCCAGTTCTATGGCAAAGACCTTCTTGCTGAACTTATAGGCGTCATAGCGGAAGTTCTTACCGGCGTTGGTAGGCCACCGCCTAGCTATCCCCGGGGGGCGGGGTGAGGCGGCCTCACCTTGGGTCCAGCCATGTTCCCTATGGCGGGCTAGGAAGTCTCTGGCCCGCGCGGAATTCCCAACCAGGTCCAAGTGGCAGACGGTGTGGGTGGTATACTCCCGCTCTGGAATCGCATCCTCGGAGATGATTAAAAGCGCAACCTCCTTAGGCCAGTACTGCAAAAACGTATCCACGAACTTAGCACCGTAGCTAGTCCAACCCTCCAGCGAGCAGGATGTAACCACCGTAAAATCAGTCATCGGCGTCATCCGCCCCTACCACGATCACCTCTACCCGCACGGGGCTGCGCTTAGGTACCACAGCCGCAATCTGTGCTCGCCACCACTCCTCTGATCGCACAGTGACATGACAGTTGCGCCCGTCCGGGAGGCTCTTGTTTGCGGGGGCCGATGCTATCGCAAAGAACACGAACTTGTCCGCTAGGCCAATAATCTGCCGCAAGGTATCCGGGACCACGGCCTCCGGAACATGCTCCATAACGTCCACACAAATTATACCGTCAAACCGACCGGCAGGTAGTGCCGCATAGGGACCTATTGCCGGATCGTAGAGGGCAATACTCACGCCCCAAGTCTCGTTAACCTTGTAGGGATGCAGATACTGGTCACCCTTACCGCAGCCGTAGTCCAGCAGGGTACGGGACTTAGTAGACTTAATTAGACTTTGGATAACGTCCCGATACTGCATGACGCTTAGGCCCCGGAAGTACTTCTGGGACTTATGCATGATCTGGTACTGGCGAATAATCTGATTGGGGGTGTCCTCCCCTGGCTTCCCCCGTAGGTAGGCCAGGGCCAACCGCACCTCCTCCCAAGCCACCCCGGAGCGGTACTCCTCCGGGGTCCATTGACAGTAGGTCACATCCTGAAAGAACTGCTCGATTAACCGCATATGAGGCCAGTGCGGATGCTCCAGCATCGTACAACGTGTAATAACATCGCTCTGCCACCACTGCGGCCAACTCGGGCTCATGGGCTTACAGATACCGTCACCCACTATAAAGACCGGAATGCCCCGGGCCAGCGCAGCTAGTGCTGCGGACGAGCCATGGGTGACCAATAGATGACAGCGGGCCAACGTCTGCGCGAAGGGCTCCTGTGGGGGTGATAACGTGGTCCCCTCTATAGGTGCGAACTCGTCCTCGTGACGTATCGCCCAGGAGGGATTGGGCCTATAGACCACCGGATGCGAGGAGTGAGCACCGAGCTCTCTCGCAATATCCGTGCACCACTCGGTTACCGTAGGCAAGTCACAGAAGTTATGATAGTTCTGGCAGGCCCCCGCCAGCACGATGTTCATACCCTCAGTACTCTTGCGGCGATCACCAAGCTTGATGTTGAGCCGCTTCATGCGGTCTGGGCCGCGCTTAAAGCGCTGGAAGTAGGACAGCGGTTGCCAACCATCAATCGACAGCCGCCAGTACTTGTCGCGATCAAAGTAGCCCTTGTCAAAGTATATAAAATGTCGTCCTGCTCCCCGGTAGGCGTCCATGAGCCGTTTGCAGGCCAGCGCCATCCCCAGGTTGGCCCCGCCGTCGAACTTCTCTAGGTGGTCGAGTTGAAAGTTCTCCTGTAGGATTAAATCTACCGTATCGCCGTGACGGCGTGCACCCTCCGCCAGCATTCTACCAAACATCTGGGTACGTATCTTAGACGAATGGTAGAACGCGAAGCGGTAGTTCACTGGTGACCTATCCTTCCGGAGTGCGTTACGGAAAGATGGAGGAGCCACAGCAGGAACACGGCTATATACCACAACACCGAGTAGTCGTGGATGTATAGCAGTAGGTATGCGATAAAGAGGGTCACTGTCACACCAACCCCTCCGACCGAAGGTGCCGCCAGCAGGTACCGTCCTTCATCTCGTCCATGGACCACTGGCAGTAGCTGACATCGTTCAACCACTCCTGCACCGTGTCGATGTCCGGACGGTAGGGGACCTCAATACAACCGAAGTCCTGGAGCCCCATAGGCACCGCCACCCCGCTCCACGCAAACGTGGGTACGCCTAGGACCACCCCCTCCACAGCTACGTTCGAGTGGTGGGTAACAGTCGCCCAGCTGCTCCGCAGAGCCTTTTCGAGTGGGGTGGTAACGTCAAACGTAGTTCCCGCAATAGGCTTGCCGTAGTGCTGGCTGGGTTTGGGGCGGTAGATAATGGGGCGGTCGGTACACCGCTTGAGGTTGGCGATAGCGTTCTTCTCCCAACTCTCCACCGGTTCCTGCTTCTCGGCCCAGGCCGCCTTCGGCCCCATGCCCACGAGCAGGATAGTGCCATCGTCCACCCACTTGGACTCTAGCTTCACACCCCAACGCTGTAGCCGGGAGTCGTTGTGGGGGAAGTTCTGGAAGTACTTGGTGGGGTGGCGAGCACCGATAGATACCTTGTAGTGGGTGCCACGCTCCCAATAGGCCAGGTCCAGGTACACCACTGGCTTCTCGCGGGCGTTAAAATCGTTCATGATGGTCTGCATGATCTCGACGTAGCCCCAGAAGATAGCCGCGTCGTACGTGTCAGCGTGGTCCTTTTTGTATTGCTTCTCGGACAGGATGTCCACCGTCTCACCTTGCGCCCGTGCGCCTGCCACCATAGCAGGGCACGTCAGCGCTGCGTGACCGTTGCCAGTCAAGATGTATGCTGCTACTTTCATTCCCAAACCTCCTGTGCGAATTTTAGTGGCACATTGTTACTAGATGCCAGTGCTTCTAGCAAAGGCTTCTCCACCGACATATCATGCGTGGCCGTCTTGGCCTCGCCAACAGGATAAATCTTGTCGGTCTTCTTTTCGTCCCAGTAGAGACTCTGCATAGCCCAGTACTCTGGGCAGAAGGACTCCTCTATCGGCTTGTTGATCCCACACAGCACGTTATCGAATCCGACCAGGATAACCTCCTCCCCCTTACCAGCGTGCTCTATAGCCCAGGCCGCCATAGCGCACCCGCGCGTGAGCGTGAAGCCCCCACTAAGCCCCTGCCCGCCTAGCGCCCGTCCAAGGTCACACCATCGGGTGGTGTCGACCAGTTGCGAGCTATCCGGTAGATGACAGGAGGTTGGTTTACCCAGGTATACAAGCCACCCGCGCTCGGGACGTCTTTGATTGTGCTCACTAAATAGTCGAAAGTTTCTAGGGGTGAGTACAAATAACCCGTAATGATATTGGTATCCAAAGTCACGTGGGTGCTGCCAGTGCCAGTCCCAACACCGAACCACAGTAGAACAGACATCTATCCTAGAGCCCCAACTCTTACCTTCCGGAGAACGCCCATGCCCAATCACCGCTATTGTCATAGGAATCCTTTCCCAGCCCCGGGCGGTGCGCGCGGGTACACACCGCCCAGGCTAGTACTACGCCTGCTCGCGCTCGGGAACGCCGGTTGCGTTGGCTACTGCCGCCAACGATGCCATTTCCGTCTCCACATCGGTCAGCTTGGGGGACCCGTCCTGATTGACGTCCTCCACGATGCCGTTCTCCAGCATCGCGGACTTAGCCGAACTCAACGCTCGTTCCGCCACCACCCGCACCTGATCGCATGCTGAGATAGCTGACGTGGTGAGAATAGCCAGCTGGGCCTTGAGTTCGAAGTAGCCCTTCTGGAACTCATCGCGGGCGGTCTGCGTCCGCGTCAGGTCGTGCTGGAGTAGGGAGACCCGATCATTGAGCCGTGCAATCTCCAGGTCCCGATGCTCGACGATACCCAGGAGTTGGTCCCGATGGCGCTGCATAGACGTGTAATCGTTAAGGAACGATACCACCCGGGGGTCATCAGGAGTGACCCGCTCGGCCGTCGCACCTATATCCGTAATCTGCCGGTTCCCATTCCCAGTATTCGTAGCAACATCCCGTCTTCCCATAACTTAAGCTCCTCGTGTTTTTTGGCACTCCAGCCACCCACCGTTACATACAATGTCTAGGGTCTGTAGAAAATCCAATTGGCGGTGCCGGCATACTTACCGGTAGTAATCTTGTCCCGCTTAATCTGCGCGGGATTGTAGGTAAACCCAAACCGTTCCAAATAGCTAGGAATGTCATCCTGGCCGGGGATAGCCGGATCAATCTCGACCAGTAGCGACCGTACCAAAGGCAGGGTCTCCGCTGCCCCTCGCAGGATAGCAAACTCGTTACCGTCCACGTCTAGCTTGATGTAGTTCGGACAGCCGAACGCGACCACGCACTCGTCCACGGTCGAGGCCGTAACTGTACCCCCGACCTTGTGATAGAAGGTATGCGTCGAGCGGCCTGCTCCGAGCACGCCACGTCCCAGTGTGTTACTTAGTGCTAGGGGGAGAACTACGATGGGTAGGTCGTTACGCTTAACAGTCTCCTGAAGCTCCTCGGCCAAATCCGACTGAGGCTCGAAGGCCACGACCGATAGACCATGAACTGCTGCGCGTATAGAATGCGTCCCCACACTAGCCCCAATATCGTAGAACACCCCCG